GTATTCTTAGGACAATCATCTGGAGCATATGCTTCACCATCTGTTAAATATATTAGAGCTGTATAACTCCCTTTCTTTTCATTATAATGATCAATTACAGGTTGGAATGATGTCCCACCTCTACCATGTATTTCCCAATCTTTTTTAGGATTAAATTCCTTCACACTATTAAGCTGTGTATCACATTGTGCTACTGTAATTTTATGGCCTGTCTTGTACATATGAGCAAGCTCACTGAAGAATTCTTTTAACTCTTCATTATTTACAGATCCACTTGTGTCAACACCAACAAGTATATGATTTTTAAATTTAATTTTTAAACCAGGACTACCGGAATAACGTTTATTATATTTACGTCTTAGCTTTTTAGTATATACAATACTAGAATTACCAACAAATCTTTTTAGATATCCTTTCCAATCAAACTTAGCTGGTTCAATATGCATAAGCCTCTCTATAAGCTCTGCAAGTTCACCTGGTATATTACCACACTTTTTTTCTGTTTGTTCAGCAGAAGCCTTTAATTGATGTTCTATTTGTTTTTCAACTAATTTTTTATCAGCTTCAGGTAAATCATTAAACTCATTCCATGTACTATGACAATGTTGGCTATTACCATCCATCTGGCCCATTAAGTTATCTAATGATGGGCAATCCCCATCTTCCTGTGCTTGTTCTAATAACTCATAGTACTTTTTAGTACCTGCTTTTTTAGGAAGATTTAATTCTGGAAAACTTGATAGTAGTAAACCACCTTCAGGTAATTTACTTTCCAGTATGTACTGGTTTATTTCTAGATCAGCTGCTATATTAAATAGCTTATGATTAGAATATAGATCTCTTAATAATAAATGACCAAATGCAATATGCAAAAGCTCATGTTTAATTAACCCATATCTATGGTCTTCACTTAAATTTGTATAAAAATCAGTGTTTATAGTCAATTGAATACCAATTCCATGTTTACTTACACCTGCTGTAGGTATGCGCAAACTAAATTGTTTATTAATACCAATTAAAAAGAGCCCGTAAAAGGGCTCAGTAAATATTAAGTTTTTGGTTGTCTTAGCAACTAAATCTTGTATGTTACTCATCTGTTATTTTATTAATTATGTCCATATATATTTTATTTACTTTTTTCTTTTCAAGAAATGCATAGATTTTTTTAGTACTTAATTCACCTACATTTAAGGTGTATTTTACTGCAGTACAAAAATTAACTCTATCTTCAAACATTAAGGCTTTAACCATTAATTTGTCTAGCACTTCTTTATTTTCATAATTTGCATTATTATATATTTCACATGCTAGTGATTGATCTTCAGGTAAACCTTGAAACATTTGTTTATACTTAAAGAATTCTTCTAATGTGATTATTTTCATTGAAAATCAACTATTTCAATCCATACTCCTGGATTTTGTTTATCATATGTATACTTTTCAAATCCCGGTATAATAAATTCTGCATTATCATCTTCAATCCAACCATATTTAACCATATCATCTTGTACAGTTTGTGCAGGATTTAAATAGTCAAACTTATGACGGCTACCTCTGATAAATTCAAAAGATATTTTTATTGGTAGTTTACGTGTTTCTAATGCTTTTTTAAAATCATCAGTATAACTTAAGTAAATATCTTTAGTGGCCTTTCTATAATTCATTACAGCTTTACTTGCTATAAAGTATTTACCTGTCCAACGTCTTCCATTTTTACTAGAAGGTACATTACCTGGTATCCACCAACGTTTTACTTCTCTAATTTCTCCCATAATTTATTTATTTAATTCAATATCAATTATTTCTACCTCAGTCCATGCTACTAAATGTACTACTTCACCATTATCTCTGGTGCAGTAACTATACATTCCATCTATAGATCTAAAGTTAAGTTCTTCTCCTTTATCAACGGGTGGAGCTCCGGGTGGTACTTTATCTTGAGTAATCACTCTTATTCTACTATTTCTAGGTACGTTATGTAATTCCATATTAAAATACATCATTATTCCAGTCTTCTGGCCATAACTTCTTAGCTATTGCTTTACCAACTATCATTACTACTGCGGCTATTGCTAGCCAACCTATTGCTTCTATCATATTAATTATCTTTTACAAATTGACCATTAATCATTTTACCTGTACGTTTTGAGATTACGTTATAAGCTGATTCAAGACAGTATTCTAAAGATACATTCTGCATCTTAGCCTGAATAATCAAGGTGACCATAATATCACCCATAGCATCAATGATCTCTTCACGGTCATCACTATTGATAGCTGTGCAAAGCTCAGTTGTTTCTTCTAGTGTCTTCAATGCTTGAGCCATTGGTGTGGCCACTTTATCTGGTCCTTGAGTTTTATCAAGGATACCTTTTTCTTCTGCCCAGTTTTCAACTGCACATTCTAATTCAAAATAATCCATAATTTATTTATTTATTTAATTCATTAATATAAAATCTAAAATACGTACTAAGAGTATATTGAAGTTTTTTATACTCATCATATCTATCTGAGCGGTTTGCCTCTTCCAATGCCTTATCTAGAATAACGTCTGCTCTTGTTTTAGCTTCAACTACTACATTTTGGAAATTACTTTCAGTATTCCCAATATAACTTACGTTTCCTGATGATGTTAAACACATTGATGATGCATCCACTGCTCTATCTTCAAATAGTTCCTCTTCAACTTGTTCAAACTCTATTGATAGCATTAAATATCTCCTTACTTTACTAATTAATTTACTTTTTTTCATTTTTACGTTATTGATTTAATTATTAAATCTACTGTTGTATATATTATTGAAAAAATAATATATAATAGTAATAGCACCCATCCCCATCTAAAATTTAGGTTAAGAATAGTTTTCTTCATCAGTAATTATTTCACTACTTTGTAATATCTCTAATAACCTTTCTGGTGTTAGTGTATATCCATCTAACATTTCATCAGTACCAAACTTTCCACAATCGGCACTAAATTCTAATTTTACAACTCCATTTACGTTCTCAATTTCAACAAAAGTTGTAATGTCTTTTTTATCTTTGTATAATAAACTCATAATTAATTTGTTTTATTTAATGTTTCTTTCAATAATGGCTTTAACATTGCATGAACCTTATCAAAACCATGTGACTTCATAGCGTCTGATATGTCTTTACATATAGTTGGTACAAACCCATTGATTTTATATGCATCAGCATATCTCTCAACAGCCTTGAGACCAGCCTCATCATTATCAAAAAGTGTTATTACTTTCTTATATTTCTTTTTGAAATGTTGAATTATATGAGGTTTTATCATAGTATTCTCTGAGTCTGGAGCTATAACTTCAAGGTTATACCCCATACCTTTAAGACACATAGCATCTTTTAAAGAAGAACAAATTACTAAATAGGGTTGATTATATTCTAACTGATCTAGTCCCTGCAAGTAACTTTTAACTTTAAAGAATTTATGTGATTTACTTTTAGGTTGATAGAATTTAAATACTTTACCTTCTTTGTCAAAGTATCCAAAGCAACAACTATTACCTATGCGTAAATTTTTTATATCAGATTCTTTTGTTTTAACTAAATTATAATAATCTATAGGCCTAACGTTATACTTTTCAAGCATAGTTTTTCCTATTCTATAGCTTAGCCAATACTTTTGATCTTCAATACTCCAACCTTTAGTTTTAACAAAATCCAATTGCCATTTAGGCTCTGGAACTATAGTTAAATCTTTATATTCAGATGTCTTTATGTATTCATTGTAATCTGCAACAATCTTTCTCATTGCTTCAGGATATTCTATTTCAAATAACAACTTTACTAAATCTACTTTATTACCATTTTTACCAGTAGAAAAATCTTTAAACTTATATTGCATAATTTTTTTATCAACATATATGCAAAAGCTTGGTGTTTTTTCTGAGGGATTAAAGACTGATTTAATCTTTAGGTCTTGGCCAGTTAGGCGTTCTGATAAATTTAAGTAATATTGAAATACCCATGTGCTTGGTACATCTGATCCTTCTAATACAAAATTTTTAGTGCTAAACATAATTAAAATGTATTAATGTAAATCAAGGGGTGCTGCTTGGTCCTTTCGGAAACACTATGCAGACACACCCCTATCATTACTTATTTAACTATAAATCAAAGTCATCTCCTGAAACTGCAGCTGGTTCAAAGCTATTTGTTTTAGGTTCTTCATTTTTAATTAATCTTCTTAGATGATTATTATTATTAGCATCAAATTTTAAGATTCTATTAGCTTCACTATTTAAAGCTTCAACAGGGACCCCATCTTTACTTCTTTTAGGTAAAAATAAGTCATTGTTTATATACCCGTCTCTGTTTTCCCATTCACGTGCACCTAAACAAGCATTAAAATAACCAGTGTTAGAGAATAACTTATTACACTCTACCATAAATTGATCAATTGTATTAGCTTCAATTTTATCTAGCTCAGCTCTTTTACCAAGTGCTTCAGATAAAAATACCATAGATTTCAATACTTCTGTATCTCTAGATATTTCTGTACCACTTTGTAAAGTAGTATCTTTATATGGGTAAGGACTAAACCTAACTCTACCAACTTGTCCTTCATATTTTGGACCATTTGGATTTTCCATATCTTTTAAGAAACCATTGAATTCTCCTGTGATAGGTTCTGTCTCAACATGCAATACAATATTGTATGCTTCAGCATCATATGGTGTTTGGTCAAATGATACTGAATTGATTTTGATAACATTGTTACCTGGTTCAATTACTGGTTTAGTTCCACCTGATCCGGCAGACATGTCTTTTGTGTTTAACATAATTTACTTTTTTAAAATTTATTTATTAATTACTCTTCATATTTTTGCATGCAATCTTTTACATGCTGTAGGTCATTAGGAATGAAGAAATCCTCAAACATACCCATTGGTGATTTACATGTGTTCTCTCCATCGTTTTGAGTTTCAAAACCATATTCAAGTACACCATCATCATTTTTAATTACTCTTCCAAATAATACTATAGAAAATAAGCCTTCCAAAGTTAAAGTATTATCAATCATTTTACCAATTGTTTTAGCCTTAATTTTTCTGTTTCCATTTACATCAGTAGAATCTTCTGAGTGTGTCAAAAAGATTACAGTTAAGTCATCTCTCAAATCTTTAGGCAACTTTGCCACCATGGCAAGGTTAGCTGCAATCTGAACAAACTTATCATAACCTTTTTCATTAGCTCTATCAAAATATTCAAAGGAGCTCATATATTGCCAGTCATCAACAACAATAGTTTTTATGTGACCCATTTTTTGATCAACATGATTTATAGCTTTAATTATTCCAGGAGCTGTTGCTGTGGAAGTTAAATTACCTTTAGGATTATCTTTGCTTATCTGAGTGTATTTACTCTTATAGCCTTTAAATGGCAAAGGTTTATTTGCTATGTTTATAATGAAAGTCTCTTCTGGTTTTAATGTTCTAATTGAGGTAGACTTTCCTGTACCTGAATCAGCAATTACTAATAAGCTTTGTGCCATGATTATTTGATTAATTTAGTTATTACTTTTGTTAATGTTATTATTGATTGATTTATATCTTCAAGCTTATTAACCATAGCACTCTCTATTGAAATAGGATCTGGCCCAGTCAAATCAGCAAATGGTATTGGATTACTTATAACTGCTTTTACATTTTTTCTACTTGTTACATCATTAATTACTTTTAATTCTGATACTGGTATTAAATGTCTTTGAAATCCTGAACTTGAGGTTATTAATTCATACTCACTTTTCCAATGAGGATTATACTTATGTAGATACAATGTTCTTTTTGGATCTTCACTATCATAATCTATACTAACAAACTCAGTATATATATTTTCTTCTTTTTCTAATTCACTAGGAAAGAAGCTAACATGTAGTTCATCTTTTCCTTTAGGCCTATAAGCCATTTTTGGTATATACAGAGCATCTAGTTTACTTTCTTTCTGAAAATAATCTTCATGCTCTTCTCTAAGTTTTGCAACTTTTGATTTTCTTTGATCTGGTGTTAATCCCATTTTTTTATCTTTATTAATATTTTTTGTGTTTATCATCTGCGTTCTTGTTGTTGAGGTGTAGCCATTTCTTCTATCTGCATTTGTTCAAATTTAGCTTTAAAGAAACTCATCCGGGCATCACCATTTCTAGCTTTTAAGAAATGTAAAACTAATGTTCTATCACTTTCTATAATATACCTATCAGGGCCATAGAACCTAATCTTTTGTTTAGCCGGTCTGTTAATACCTATAAGCATATCTGCATGTTGCAACATAGCATCTGAACCAAATATATCTGACTCAAGTATATAATTACCATACTTGCCATCAATAGCTCTATCCGGATTATCTATATTTCTATTAAGTTGTGACAAAGCAATAAATAAACAAGGATAATCTCTTTTACACTGTGTAAAGAACTCACCTAACTCAAATAACATGTCTAATGTATTATTTTGATATGGTGCTCTCTTGACTAACATAGTGTGATCAAGTGTTATCATTGTATTTACGCCCTTATGTAGATTCATATAAGCATCTATCTGTTCTCTCATTTGATTAACAGTCATAGGTGTACTAATAATGTCAACCGGATTCTTTATTCTTTCTTTAGCATATAAA